AAGCCGCCGCGAAACGGGAGGCGAGGCGGAAGCGGTGACCTGGCCCGGTCTCGCCGTGATGACCCTCATCGGCTTCGGCCTGTTGGCGATCTGGGCGCTGTGGGACTGGCTCTGGGAACACAAGAAACGTCGCTAGAAAGTACAAGCCCCCCGGCCGACCCTTGACGGGTCCGCTGCGGGGGGCGTACTGTTCACGCTGCCATGCAAGAACGGTCTTCACTCTAGTCGGTTCCCCGACGCCAGGCAATGCCTGATGAAGCATCCCTTCCAGGGAAGTCAGCTTCGTGTGTCCCACCGCCTGAGTCAGTGGGGAAGGGTGAAAGTCCCCGACGCCCAGCCAGCGCCGCAGACCGTCAGAGGGTCAATGTTGAAGCGTGCTCGTTGGCCCGTGCGCTACGTCGAGCCGTGCGTCACCAAACGGTCGGGTAGGGACCCGGGCGTCTGTGTCCACACCGGATGACCCTCACTACGTTCGGGCTGCCGCCCTCGACCCCGCCGCCCCCGCTCGAACCTCACGCCGTACAGGCGGGGCCTCGGTTGCCATCAGCGTTGGAGAAGTAATCAAACCGCGAGTTGAAAGTGGGTAGAGGTACGCGCGCGCGTTGGCGGTCTACGCTGCGCTCATGAACGCTTCACTTGCTGCGCTCCTAGCCGATGGCATCTACATCGGGTGGGGCGTCATCCTGCTCATCGTCATCCTGATCCTCGTGTTCCTGCTCATCCGCCGCCGGTGAACGTCTTCGGCTACCAGGCGTGCTCACGTTGCACGTCGGCGGTGCTGAACGAGATCGCGTGGAAAACGGACGGGCTGTGCTCCACCTGCTTCCGCGATTCCCCGAACGTCCGCGAGATCATCGCCGTCACGAAGAACCGGGAGAAGATCCGCCTCACCCTCTCGAAGCGCACACCGGGTGATCGAGCACAGAGGACAAGAGCGAAGAAGCGGGCACGCTCACGGGACGAGCAACGCGACAAGGCCCGCCTATCGATGCTCGCCACGTCAAGAGCGAAAGCCGCACTGGCCCGCGCCTACCCGGCCGTCTACGAAGTCCTCGTCGCCGAGGAGAGAGCCAAGCTCGGCCTCGAACCGTGGACCCTCGACCGCGCCCTCACCCCGCACAAGGTGACGGACGAGACAATGGAACACCTGCGCGCTTACCATGCCTCCGAGCAGAAAGCCACACCATGCTGACCACCACCTTCGAGCGACAATCCGGCGTCAACAACGGCGTCGCGACCACGTTGGCCGCGGTGCAGTTGAATCTGCGGAACAAGCCCGACCAGGAATACCTCCTGGAGACGCTCCTCGGCTCGAAGATCTCCGGTCGACGCGCCTGGCGCCACTACGACCGCCTGGGCACCGTGCGCTACCCGTTGAACCGGGCGATGCGACTCGCCGGCGCGGCCAAGCTCCACGCCGTCCTCCTCGACGACGAAGGCAAGATCGCCGGCCCGATCAAGCGGGGCCAGGGCCTCGACGAAGCCATCGACGTCGTCAACGGCATCTACTCGCCGGTCGGCGGCGTACGCGGCCTCATCGAGCGGTACTTCATCCATATGAAGGTCCCGGCCGACTCGCACCTGATCCGCGTCGTCGAAGGCAAGACGCAGGACGGGTATATGTTCCTGTCGCCCGACGAGTTGACGACAGACGCCTCGGCGGAACCCATCTCGATCGCCTCCGGGGGCAAGCTCGGCAACCTCACCTGGGTCACCCGGCCCGGCGGACCCTCCCGCCCGGTCCGTTCCCGCTCCGTCGCCCGCAAGGACTACCTCGGCCGGATGTGGATGCCGTCCGCTCACTGGCTGGACATGCCGGACCCCGTCCTGTCGACCCTCGACGCCGACTGCGACCTCCTGCTCCGCATGCAGACCATGCTCCGCGCCCAGATGCGCTCGCGCGCTTCGACGTCCGGGTTCCTGTTCTTCCCCCAGTCGCTCCGCAACCTGGCGGCAGGCGAACGCACCGCCTCCGGGCCACAGGAATTGACCGAAGCCGTCAACGAGATCCTGTCGACGAACATCCAGTCCTCCGAGGAAGGCGACGCCGCCGACGTCTCTCACATCGTCATCTCCGGCCCCGACGACGCAGGCGAGAAGATCCGCGAGATCGTCCTCGGCCAGGAGACGAAAGAAACCGACCTGAAGCTCCGCAAGGAGTTGTTCGACAACATCATGTTCGCCCTCGACATCAACACCCGGGCGAGCAAAGGCGACTCGGAGACCCGCTACCAGAACTGGAACGACACCTCCGACGAGTTGCGCCTGGCGGTGATCCCCGACATCGAAGCGATGTGCTGGGGCCTGACCCGCCTCGTCCTCCGCAAGGAACTCGTCGAGCAGGGCCGGCTGACACCGGAGCAGATCAACCGTGTCGCCGTCTCGTACGACCTGTCGGAAGCCTCCGTCCGCATCAACCAGGAGGAGACCGCCAACCAGTTGTACGACCGGGGCGAACTCTCCGGCACCGTCAACCGCCGCGTCGCCGGCTTCAACGACGACGACAAGCCCGACGACGACGAGTACATCCGCATGTTCGGCTACACGACGAAGAACCCGTACCTCGCCTTCTTCGGCATGAAGCTCCCCGACGACTTCGACTGGGAGAAGGCGATGATGAAGCCCGACGGCGCACCCGCCGACTCCAGCGCCGGCCCCCCGAACGCGACCCCGGGCGCAGGCAACCCCGGTTCCCCATCCGACACGAAGACCGAAGACAAGCCCTCCAAGGCACCAGGAGCATGACATGAAAACGACGTTCGGACAGTTCAACCCTGACGGCGGCGAAGGGTTCCTGCGCCCCGTCTACTTCCCGTCCCTCGCCACGATGAACTCGCGCACCGGCGACGGCCGACTTCTGCGCGAAGGCGGGGGCGGCGTCTACGGCAGCACCCTCCCCCGGCCGATCATGGCGCAGACCAAGACGATGCCCGGCCACCTCGAAGCCAACGCCGTCGGGTCGCTCCAGGAGGTCACCCTCCACGAGGACGGCAACATCTCCGGCCGGGGCTGGCTCGCCGACATCCCCGCCGCCCATGATCTCGTCACGCTCGTGAAGACACAGTCCGTGTTCCACAACTCGATCGACCTCGCCGACGTCGAAGTGATCGCCGAATGGGAATCCGACGACCCGAACGACCCGGGCTACAACAACCTGCTCGTCGACTTCACGAAGTGGCGCATCGCCGCCACGACATTCGTCCCGACCCCCGCCTTCGCCAACGCCCACGGCACCCTCGACGCGCCGAGCGACGAGATCCGGGCGAGCGCGATGCTCGTCACGGACGAGCCGTTGGAGGTGTCGTTCGAGGCGACCGACTTCCGCATCGTCGAGAACGCCGAGGAGGTCACCGCCGCCCTCGCTCTCGCCGGGGCCACCGAGCCGTTCGACGCCTACCACCGTCCCGAACCGACCGTGTTCACGAAGTCGACGGTCGACGCCGAAGGCAACGTCTACGGCCACCTCGCCCCGTGGGGCAAGTGCCACGACGGCGTCCAGGGCCGATGCGTCCTCGCCCCCAAGCCGGCCCACTACGGCGACTTCCACCAGGGGGCGGTCCTCACCGAGCGGGGCCTGGTCGACACCGCCGTCATCTTCTTCCTCGGTGGGCACCCCGACAAGCCGCTCGCCAAGTCGGAAGCCTCGAAGGCGTACGGCGGCGTCGAGAACGCCTGGGCGAAGGTCCGCGTCATCAACGGCCGACTCGGCCCGTGGTACTGCGGCCGGGTCATGTCCGGCCTCTCCCCGGAGGCCCTCGAACTGGCCCGCGCCACCCCGGTGTCCGGTCACTGGCGTGACGACAAGACGCTCGCCGCGATCGTGTCCGTCAACGTTCCCGGGTTCCGCATCCCCGGCACCGACCGCACCTTCGACTCCGACGGCGTGTCGTTCGACTCGGAAGGACGACGTCATGACCTCGTCGCCTCCCTCCACGTCGAGCCTGCCTCCAAGCAGCGCCCCACGGCGCAGGAGATGATCGACGCCCTCGGCGGCATCACGCGTTGGCAGTCCATGACCCCGATCACACAGGGCATCAACACCTCCGGCAACATCCAGTACACGACGACGTCCGGCGACACGATGGCCGGCGAGTTGGAGATCGCCGAAGCCCTCGAAGCCGCCGTCGACGAAGCGTGCGGCGCCCCCGACCACCGCGACACCCTCGATCGGTTGGCGATGCTGGTCGAAGTCGAACTCGAACTCGGCGCCTGAGTTGCGTAATAGCGGCCGCGGGTAGCAGCATTCGCTCAACACCACAGCGCCAGGAGGGCGACACGATGTTCTACGAGATCCCAGCCGACCGCACGGGGATGAGTGCCGCCGCCCTGCGCGGCGTCGCCCTCGCCGCCCGCAAGTCGTACCGCGACGCGCTCCGCTCCGACGAGCCGCCCAGCCTGGAGGACGCGACCGCCTACCGGGCACAGTTCGAGGCCATCGACGTCGAAGCCGACAACGAGGCCAAGATCGAGGAGGGCGAAGCCGCCGAAGCCGCCGCTGCGGCCGACGCCGCCGAAGCTGCGGCTGCCGCCGAGCAGGCCAGCAACGACGACCCCGAACCGGACGAGGACCCCGACGACGAGGTGAAGCCCGACACCGAGGCCAGCACCAAGGCGCCCGCCGTCGTCCACACCGGCCTCGGCGTGACGACCGAGACGACCGAGACTGCGCCGGACGGCCCGATCAAGGCCGACCAGATCTTCCGTCTCGGCTCCGGCCCCAACGCCGAGCCGGGCGACGCGTTCGACTCGTGGGGCGAGTTCGGCATGGTCGCCCTGAAGCGGGCGCAGGATCTCGGACCCGGCTCGACCGAGAAGTTCGAGGTCGGCGTCATCAAGGGCAACTACCCGAAGGAGCGCCAGCTTGGTCTCGACCCGTTCGACAACCTCCGCAAGCTGAACACGCTCACCTCCTTCGAGCGTTCCGCCGAGGAAGTCACGGCGTCGCTGTGCGCGCCGGCCACCCCGTACTACGGGATGGCCTGCCTCAACACCACGCGCCGGCCCGTCGCCGCCTCCCTCCCCGGCTTCCAGGCCCCACGCGGGAAGGTGTCGATCTACCCCAGCCCGTCGCTGTCGGCAGTCGCCGGTTCGGCCGGGATCTGGACCGCGGCGAACGACGCCAACATCTCGGCGACGAAGAACGCCTGCGCCCGCATCACCTGCGCCACCCCGACCGAGTTCACGATGTACGGCGTCTACTGGTGCCTCACCGTCAAGAACATGGAACTGCTCACGTTCCCGGAACTGGTGGCGGCCTACCTGAACCGTGGCGCAGCGAACTACGCCCGCCTCGGCGAGCGCCAGTTGCTCGACGCGATGGCGTCCGGCGTGGGAACGGTCACCACCCTCGACCTTGGTCCCGCCTCGGCGACGACCCGTGTCGCGACGCAGCTTCTCCAGTACCTCACCCTGTACCGCGAGCAGCAGCGCTGGGACGACGTCCCGATGCAGGCGTGGGCGCCGCGCTGGCTGCGTGACGCCCTGCGCGTCGACCTGTCCCGCCGCCGCAACACCGACGGCACGTTCAACCTCGCCACGGCCGCCGACGTCGACCGGGTGTTCATGGACGCCGGGGTCGACATGACGTGGTACCTGGACACCCCGACGTGGGGCACCCCGATCCCGAACCTGACGTCGAACGCCAACCTGTCCGCCGGTGCCTCCGGCGTCCTGTCGGCCTTCCCCGCCACCGCCGAGATCCTGATTGCCCCCCAGGGCAAGTTCACGATGATCGACCGGGCACAGCTTGCGATCGGCGTCACCGGGAACAACTGGTACCGGGACAACGCATCGAACGCGAAGAACGAAGTCACCTACTTCTTCGAGAACTACGAGGGAGTCGTCGACACGACGTCATGCCCCGCCCACCTCGTCACCTTCGCCGCACTCTGCTACAACGGACTGCAAGGGGCGGATCGCACCGTCGCTTGTACTGGTGTGGCGTCCTAACCAGACGCGAGAGAAGGCTCCGGCTCATGCGAGTCGGGGCCTTCTTCATGTGGCAGACTTTCCCGGTGGCAGATCTCCTCACTCCGTGCCGCGAGTGGCAAGGCGCCAAGAAGGGCGCCGGGTACGGCAACATCTACCGCGACGGCAAGTACAAGTCCGTCCATCGCCACGTCTGGGAGTTGGTGTACGGCCCCGTCCCGAAGGGCATGGTGGTGATGCACGCCTGCGACAACCCGCCCTGCTTCCGACTCGACCATCTGAAGCTCGGCACGCAGGGCGAGAACATGGCGGACAAGGTCGCCAAGGGTCGAGCGCGGGGTGGCCGATTGAACGCCGAGAAGACTCACTGCCCTCAGGGTCACGTCTACGACGAGGCGAACACCTATCGCCCACCAGAGCGGCCACACGCCAGGACATGCCGCACCTGCCAGCGGCAGCGAGTGCGCCCACCGCGTCGCAAGAAGAATCCCAACTCAGCGTGAGAGAGTAGAGCCATGCCGTACTTTCATGGGCCACAGATCGCTTTGCCGAGCATGGAGGCGCGGCCGTGGGGCCGGTTCATCGACCTCGCCACCGAAGTCAAGATCGAGTCATCCGGCGTCGACCGGACGGCACGCGGAGCGAAGTGGATGGCGCCCGGTGAACTGTCGCCGATCGTCGTCGACTACTCGTGCGGCGTCGACGACAACAAGTCGACCGGCAACGTCACCTTCACCGAAGTCGACCAGCCCGGCTTCCTGTTCTTCAACCTGTTCCGCTGCTCCACCCTCTCCGGTGACCTCGACGACGTCCGAGAGTGGACCGACGACTCGTTCGAGTCGATCAAGTCGGAGGCCCTGGCCTACGCCGCGACGACAGCGATCACCGGCAGCCACTACAACCTCGCCACGCACTCGACACAGATGCAGAACGCCACGTCGGTCACCGACGTCGTCGGCTTCGTCGAGATGGGCCTGGCGGACCGGATCTCGAACCAGCGCGGCTACATCCTGATGCACCCCCGCTACCTCGCCAACGCCGTCGCCGCCTACGTCATCCGCCAGGAGGGCGACATCCTCGTCTCCCCCTCCGGCCACAAGGTCATCGCCGACGCCGGTGTCCGGCCGTACAACGTCGTCTACGGCACCGGCAGCCTCGGCTGGGCCATCATGAGCGGCCCCGACGACGCCAACATGCGCTCCTATCTTGACCGCACCCGCAACATCGCGACGTGGTTCAAGGAGAGCTACGGCATCGTCGTGTTCAACCCGGCGTGGTCCGTCAAGTCGACGATCACCGGCGGATACCCTGGCTGAGTCGTGGTCCTCAACTACGCCTGCGCTCGGGTCATAGAACGCACCGACCTGGCAGCCTGCGACTGCGCCCTCGACAAGATCTCCCCAGCCCTCACCGACGCCGACCTCGACGCGATCTGCGATGCCGCCTGCGATGCCCTCACCAACATCTCCGGCATCGCCGTCGGCCGCTGCTCCACCATCTACCGGCCGTGTCGGGCCTACTGTCACTACTGGGACTGCGCCTGCGGGTGCGCGCCGGCCGGCATCCCGCTCCCCGGCCTCATGCCGACCGTGACCCAGGTGAAGGTCGACGGGGTCGTCATCAACCCGAACACCTACACGATCATCAAGGGGCCGGGAGGTCGTCGGAGTCTGGAGCGCTTCCAACTCAACGGCGCCCCCGACTCATGGCCGTCGATGCAGAACGTCAGAATGCCCGACACGCAGGTCGGGACGTTCTCGATCACCGTCGAAGCCGGCCTGCACCCGGATCAGGTCATGAAGAACGCCGCGGCCGAGATCGCCTGCGACATCCTCAACACGATCGCCCAGGACCGTCAGCCTGCCGACGGCATCCAGTCCGCCAACGTCTACGGCGAGACCGTGTCCTACACCCGTTTCGGCGACCCGACCGACCAGGAGTCGATGAACCTCGCCGGTCTCGGCAACGTGCGCCGCTTCGTCTCAGCGCAGGGCGCCATGCGGTTCAGTGCGATCACCTCGAACGACCTCATGCGAGGCTGGCAGTTGTATGAGCGTGGGTGACTGAGCGGATTGTGCGTCGGACCCCGCTGAAGCGGACAGCATTCAAGTCTCGCCCCGCGCGAGAAGGCATCCCGAAGTCGACACGCGAGCACGTCCTCAGGCGCGACGGCGGCTGCGTGATGCGGGAAGGCTCCTACGGCGAGCACGAATGCTGGGGTGGCATCCACATCCACCACAAGCTCCCCCGGGCGCGTGGCGGCCCCCACACGAACGACAACCTCGTCTGCCTGTGCGCCGTCGGTCACCAGTACGTCCACGGCCACCCGGCCTGGGCGAAGGACATGGGTCTGTTACGCTGAGACCACATATCGCCCCTCGGCGAATCATGCTTCGAGACCCCTCTCCGCCGGGAGGGGTCTCGTCGCGTCTCGGCTTGTGTTATCGCGTTGGGGTGGGCAACGATTCGGGGGTCGCCAACCGCAGCACTTAGGAGCAGAACATGGCAACCAACCTTGCTGGCAACGGCCAGTGCCTCGGACAGCACAGTGCGTGTCTGATCCGTGCGGCCCTCCTCGACTCCGACTGCACACCGCAGGGCGGCGTGAACTCGGGCATCGTGAACATCGGCATCATCGACGCCACCGCGACGCCGGAGTATCGCGACGAGCGGCGCATCGAGCCGACGAACGGCTGCGGCGACGTGATGTTCAGCTACTACCAGGCGGGCTGTCTCCTCCGTGAGACCCTGTCGGGCAACGTCATCTTCCAGGACTGGGAAATGATGCAGCTTCTTTTCGGTGGGACGCTCATCACGGGCCGCACCGGCACCGGCTTCCCCGGCAAGGTCATCGGCTGGGCGAAGCAGTCCTGCGGCGTCGCCCTCCAGCGCAACGTGTACCTGGAGATCATCACCCGGCTCACCTCCTCGACGGCCGGCGACTGCCAGACCGGCGCCACCGCCGCCCCGACCTACCAGGGTCACATCTTCCCGAAGGTGTTCCTCAACTGCGGCGCCGAGACGTTCAACGACCAGCAGTCCCCGGTCCCGTTCGAGGGCTTCTCGGTCGGCAACCCGAGCCTCGTGCGCGGCCCGTGGAACGACTTCCCGGGCACCGGCGCCATGCCGTCCTCGCCGCACCTCCGGGTCGGCTACTCCGACACCGAGTACCAGGCCATCCTGGCGACCGCCGGTTGCGGCTTGAAGGACCTCCCGATCACCTACTCCTGATTTCGACAGGGAGCCATCGACAAGGCCCTCAGCTTCGGCTGGGGGCCTTTGTCGTAGTATCAGCCCATGCCCATCCCCGCGTTCGGCACCGACCAGCCCGCAGCGATCTGCTGCGACAACTTCTTCACGATCACACAGCAGGCTGCGCTCATTGCCGGGGAAGCGGTGCGGAACTGCTTCGGGGAGACCTGCTCCGAACTGTCCATCGGCGTCACCCACGCCGAACCGGTCGGCGGCGGGGACTACGTCGTGGCGTGGCTGTCGTCGATCGTTCCTCCAGCCATCCAGGCTGGCAAGAACTTCTTCCCGGTGTCGCGGCTCAACATCAGCGTCGTCGTCTGCCTCTCCGGCTTCCCCCGCATCGAAGTGCAGGGCGGCGACCTGACGCCGCTCGCCGACCTCGACGAGTACACCCACGCCGCCTACTTCTCGTACGGGGCGATGGAGTCCGCGTATCGGGCGGTCGTCAAGCAACTCGTCGCCTCCCCCGACTCCACCTTCGGTGGCTGCACGGTGGCCGGCCTGTCGAACCTGTTCCCTCAGCCCCCGGCGTCCGGTCACGTCCGCTGGTCCTTCACCGTCTTCTTGGACTACCGGACCTGACATGGCCTCCATCTCCTTCGCCACCCGCACCAACTTCAACCGCAACGCGGTGAAGCTGCAACTCCAGGAGGTCGCCGCGCGCAAAGCCCGCGCCGTCGCCGAGGAGGCCGGCCAGTTGGCGGTGCGCCTCATCGCCCTGGAGGCAGCGGTGTCGACGAAGCCCCGCTCTCCGGCGCGGTCCCGGTCGAAGTCGCTGACGTCGGCAGGCTCCTACCAGCACGACGTGTCCCGACAGGCACGCGGCGTGCGACTCAACATCCACATCGTCGGCGACGAGTTGTTCAAGGCCAAGTTCTTCTCGGTCAACTACGGCTCCCAACCCCACGAGATCCTCCCCCACGGCAACTACAAGCTTGTCTTCCCGTTCCCGACCGAAGGGTCGCCGAAGCGCGGATTCCGTCGGGTGGACCACCCCGGCACCTCGGGGAAGCACTTCTACGAGCAGGCGATCGAAGCGGCGATCCAGTTGATACCACAGTCCTTCTGACGGCTGCGCTACCCTATTAGCTCATGGCATCCTCAGTAGTCCGCAGCGGTCGCACGACCTCCAAGTCCGCCTCACGCAAGGATCACATCGACATCGACGCGATCCTCGCCGAGAAGGGCCTCACCCCCCGCCTCGCCGACGAGATCGAGGTCTCGACGATCGACCTGCTCGGCGAGAAAGACATCCGAGTGTTGAAGACGACGAACATCTTCAACATCTCGATGTTCGCCTCCGACGACCCGGACGACACGGCGAACTCGATGAGGACCATCATCGAGATGGTCCATCCTGACGACCAGCGCCGGTTCCGCCACGCCCTCGCCCGTGTCGCCGACCTGTCCGGTGAAGCCTTCGTCGAGATCATCGGCCAGATGTTGCAGGCGGCGACGGGGGCAAACCCTACGACTTCGCCTTCCGGCTCTGGGCGTACTGCGAAACGCAGCATCTCGGCGGCGCCATCCGAGGCGAACTGATCCTCGCCGGGAAGGACCCCGAGACGATCAGCCCGTCGGACTGGTGCGACGTCGCCTGGGCGTACCTGCTCCGCCAGACGTCGATGCTGGCGAACCCTCACGAGTACCGCGACGCCTTGTGGACGGTGCTGCATGAGGGCCGCTTGACGGAGGAGATGCAGGCCAAACAGGACGCCGAGTACGTCCCCGGCGGACCCACCCCGCAGTCGGCGTTCGAGGAGATGGAAGCGATGAAGCGGGCCGCTATCGCAGCCCGTGAAGCAGACGGGTCGTAGACTCCCGTCGTGCCTGGTTCTGGTGGTGCCGACGCCGAGTTCAACGTCGATATCAACATCGACGCCGACAAGGCTGCCGCCGAGTTGGAAGCAAAGATCGAGAAGGCGCTCCGCGAAGCCTTCAAGTCACCGGCCGTGCAGGGGGCATTCAACACCATCGTCACGGCGATGACGAAGGCGATGTCCGGCGTCGGCAAGTCGTCGGCGCAGACCTGGAAGACGGTCCAGACGCAAGGCGTGCAGGCGGCACACAACATCGGCAAGGCGTTCGATGACGTCGCGAAGAAGTCGAAGGCGGCCTTCAACGCCAACCAGGCCCGCGGCTCCTCGAACGAACTCCAGGCCCTCAACGCTCTGGTGCATGGCCTCTCCTCGAACTTCGAGCATCTCGCCACCGACATCCGCACGACGAACACCGTCATCCAGGAGATGTCGCGAGGCGCTCGCGCCCAACTGAATGCCGTCACTCAGGAACAGCGCACCCTGCAACAGCAGTTGACGTCACAGAACGCCACCCTGAACACTCAGGCCCAGGAGCGCGCCAACAAGCTGACGAATCAAACGAAGCTCGATCTGGCGGCGATCCGATCCCAGTCGGCCGCCGACCGGAATGCCAGCAACGAGCGAATCGCCAACATCCGCCGCTTCACCCAGATCGCCACGACGTCGATCCGCGCTCTGACTCAGGTGTTCCGCTCTGTGTTCAACGCGGGCACCGCTGCCGTACGAGGGTTCGTCAACACGGCCGGGTCGATCATCCGCGGCCTCGCCTCCACCTTCCGATCCGTGTTCAGCACGATCAACGGCATCGTCCGCTCGTTCGTGTCAGGGTTCACCCGCGCCTTCTCCACGATCGGCCGCGGCGTCACCACCGCCCTGTCAGGCGTGTCCCGCGCGATCCGCTCCGCCCTGTCCCGCGACGAAGCAGCAGTGAAGGAGTCGATGTCCCGGCGCGAGCGGGCCATGTCGGCGTCCGCTGGCCGACAGCAATCCATCTTCTCTCGGGCTGGGGCAACCCTCGGCCTGCTCGGCGGCGGGGCGGCGATCGGGTCACTGCTCACCTCCGGCTTCGAGCGCGCCGGTCAGGTCGAACAGTTGCAACTCACCTTCAACGCCCTGCTCGGCGACTCAGGCAAGGCGACGAAGGTTCTCGCCGATCTCTCCGAGTATGCCCGCACCACCTCGTTCGACTTCGTCGAGGTCGCCCAGTCGACCGCCCAGTTGACCGCCGCGCTCGGTGACGTCGACAAGGCCGAGTCCCTCACGAAGTTCCTCGGCGACGTCGTCGCGTTGACCGGCGGCACCACCGAATCTCTCGGCCGCGTCCGTCTCGCCATGTCGCAGATCGCCGGCGCGGGCCGGCTGGACTCAGCGAACCTACGTCAGATCACCGAGTCCCTCCCCGGCGTCCCGATCGCGCAGATCCTCGCCGACCGCTTCTTCGGCGGCTCGATGGAGGCGTACTCGAAGGCGCGTGATGCCGGGGAGTTGGGGGGCAAGATCTCCGCCGAAGCGTTCTTCGACGCCTTCCAGCAGGGCACTCAGGAACGGTTCCCGGAAGTCCAGGGCTTCGCCCAGGTCGCCGCAGGGACGTTGACCGGCCTGACGCAGAACTTGAAGGAGAACTTCGCCATCTTCGGGGCGACGATCATCACGCTCGTCCAGGGGCCGCTGAAGGCGGGGATCGGCGCGATCAACAACTTCATGTCCGCGGCGGGGGCGTTCATCTCGGGCGATATGTTCAAGCCGAAACCCGTCCATGCCGCGGACAACCCGTATGTCCAGATGGCCGACGACGCGTTGATCGCCTTCGAGGATCTGCCGAAGGAATGGCAACGCCAGTTGGAGGAGGGGTTCGGCTGGCAGGCAGGCAAAGGGTTCGTCGTGTCGAAAGCGGACGCCGTCGCCTGGTGGGACAACATGCATCCGCCGGAAGCGGATCAGACAGTCAGCATGTTGGAGAAGTTGCGGGGCCTCCTCGGTGACTTCGTCAAGGGCATCGGAGCCGGGTCGGCGGTCGCCGCAGGGTTCAAGGCGATCGGCCTGGCCCTACGGTTCATGGTCAACCCCCTCGTCCTCGCCGCTACAGCGTTCGGCCTGCTCGGTGTGGCGTGGGGCAAGATCTACCGGGCGTCGCCGTACCTCCAGAACTCGATGCACGTCCTGCGCTACTCGCTCGGGGGGCTGGTCGACGCCATCAAGGGGTTGCTGTCACTCGCCGGCCGTCTCGTCTCGAATGCTCTGTTCGGCAACGGCAACTTCTGGAAGTCGCTCGGCGACCGCGTCTCTAGAGTCGTCAACTACCTGAACCGCGGCATCCGCGCCTTCACCGGGTGGCTCAACTGGGCGAACGACATGATCGCCGCCGGCAAGGTATCCGTCGTCCTCGACGACGTCAACGACCGCCTGAAGGACCTCCTCGGCCATCTCCTCGGCCTCTCCGACGCCCAACTCGACTTCGCCAAGCTGCTCGGCGGGAACGACTTCGGCAACATCCTCGCCGCCGGCCTCGACAAGCTGGAGACCGTCCCGGTCATCGGCCCGATCACCGCGTTCGTGCGCCGCGTCTTCAACAGCCTCATCGGCGCGGCGAAGTCCGCCATCGGCTTCTTCGGTGATATCTGGAGCATCATCTTCGGCAGCGGCGGCGCGGACGACCCGACTGCGGTGATGGTCAACTCACTGTTCGGTGGTCCCAGTGCCGAACAGTCGACCGGCACAAAGATCCTGGACCGCCTGGAGAACACGTTCCTCGGGCCGGTCGTCCGGTTCTTCCGCGGCCCCTTCGCCAACACCATCGAGTCGATCGGCGGCTTCATCGGCGGCGTGTTCCAGGACTACATCATCCCCGGCTTCTCGGCGGTCTCGAACTTCTTCGCCCACGACTTCATCCCCGGCATCGTCAACATCGCCGAGTCGATCGGCCGGTTCCTCTCCCCCGCCGTGTCGACTGTCGGGAACCTCCTCGGACAGGTCGGCACGTTGCTGGCCCCGTTGGGTGGGGCGATCGAGAACTTCTTCTCGACCTACAAAGACAAGGGCATCGGCGGGGCGTTCTCCGGGTTGTGGCAGGGGGTCATCGACTCGGCCAGCAACTTGTGGGAAGGCGTCGACGGATCGGGTGGGATCAAGGCCGGGTTGCAGTCAGCCGTCGACTCGATCACGAACTGGTTCTCGACGACGTTCACCGGCAAGAACGTCGAGACGTGGATCAAGTCCGCCTTGGACGGCATCCGCAAGGTGGGCTTCGCGATCGGCAAGTTCATCGGCTCCCCCGAGTTCCTCGGCACCGTCGTCGTCTCGGCCGTGGCGGTCGCAGCGGCAATCGCCGCCGTGCTCGGCGCCTTCACTCTTGGCCTCGTCCAGGGTCTCGCCAAGGAAGGGGTCCGTTGGGGCAAGCTCATCGCTGGGGCACTCCAGGACGGCTGGAACAACCTCACCGAAGGCGCGTTGAGTTTCGTTCCCCAGCCGATCGTCGACGCCGTCAACGCCATGCTGGGCAACAAAGCCATCGGCGCCGGCCTCGGCGTCGGAGCGCTCGTGCTCGGCGGCCTCGTCGTGAAGGCCGTCGTTGGCGGCATCGCCTCCGCCGCGGAGAAAAGCGCTATATCGACCGGTGTTGGTCAGGGACTCGCCGGAACGACGTCGTTGGGCGGCATCGGCCTCACCCTCGCCAAGGGCCTGTTCAACTCTGTCGTCAACGGCTTCAAGGGCGTCGGCAAGGGCGCTCTCAGCCTTGCATCGTACATCCTTCCCCGCTTCCCGACGGGCGGTGGCACGGCCGAAGCGTCCGTCGGGGCCGGCATCGGGTCGCGCATCATCGGCGGCATGAACAAGTTCTTCGGCACCGTCGACCCGGTGACCGGCATCGCCACCGGGCTGAGAGGGGTCAAGCAGCAGGCGGAGGCCCGGTTCGGCAACGTCGGCACCGCCATTGCCACGGCAGTCGTCGGCGGCATCGCAGCCTACGAGTTCGGCAACTACGCCGGCAAGAAGGGTGATGCTGGCGGAATCCTCCTCGCCCTCCTTGGAGGCGCCGCGACCGGTGGGGCGATCGGGGCAACCTTCGGCGGGGTCGGGGCCGGGATCGGCGCGGCGATCGGTCTCGGTATCGCCGGTCTCGGCGTCTACTTCGGTCAGGCAGCGAAGAAGGCCCAGGACTTCAACGACGTC